ATTAGTAGAAGTACATACTATAGGTATATGCGAGAAGATGAAGAATTTGCTCAAGCTGTTGAAGATATTAAGGAAGCACAGATTGATTATGTAGAAGGACAACTAATTAAAAACATATCTAGTGGAAAAGAAACAAGTATTATATTTTACTTGAAATCTAAAGCTAGGGATAGAGGATATGCAGAGAAGTTAGATATTACTAGTGGTGGCAAAGCACTAACAGAACTTAAAATTGAGGTCATTGACACAGGCAAAGATTAAAACAACAAATGTATTTCACAAGGCGTATGCGTCTAAAACTAGAATAACGTGCTTACAGGGGGGTACGCGTTCTAGCAAGACCTATTCGCTTTGTCAATTGTTTATTGTTAAATGCTTAGAAGAAACAGGAAAGGTATTTACTATATGCAGAAAGACACTACCTGCCCTTAAAGGTACAGCATATCGTGACGTATTAAATATCTTAAAAGAACTAGAACTATACTCAGAAGAAAATCATAACAAATCAGAATTATCATATACCCTCAATGGTAATGTTATAGAATTTATTAGCGTTGACCAACCACAAAAAATAAGAGGACGTAAAAGACATTATCTGTGGTGTAATGAAGCAAACGAATTTCATTATGAAGATTGGCAACAGCTAATACTTAGAACAACAGAAAAGATTTACTTAGACTACAATCCTTCTGATCCTTATTCTTGGATATATGAGAAAGTACATACTAGAGATGATTGCACATTCTTAAAATCTACATATTTAGCTAATCCATTCTTAGATGAAGATACTATTGCAGAGATTGAAAGATTAAAAGACATTGACCCTGACTATTGGCGTGTGTATGGACTAGGTGAGATAGGAACAGTACAGACAATGATATTCAGAAACTTTAATTTAGTTGACGATGTACAAGGGCGTTTAATTGGTTATGGCTTAGACTTTGGCTTTACTAATTCACCAACAGCATTAGTAGAAATTAGACAATTAGATGACAGCTTATATATTAGAGAACTATTATATGAAAAGCGTTTGACTAACACTGACTTAGCTAATAAGCTAAAAGAAATGGGAATAGATAGACAAGCAGAAATAGTTGCCGACTCCGCAGAGCCAAAGAGTATTGAAGAGGTATATCGTCAAGGGTTTAATATAAAACCTGCTAAGAAAGGTGCAGGAATACACTTAGGCATTGACATAATGCGTAGATACAAACTTAACATTACTAAGGATAGTCTAAATGCAATAAAAGAATTTAGAGGTTATAAATGGGCAACAGACAAAAATGGTGATGTATTAAATACCCCCGTAAAAGTAAACGACCACTTAGTAGACGCAGTACGTTATCTGTGTTTAAACAAGCTGTCTATTAATCATAGTGGCAAATATTATATATTGTAAAAAACGAATATTAACATTTTATATTTATAAGTAATGAAAGAGGTTAAATTAACAATCCCTGATAATTGGAAAGACATAACTATTGGAACATATCAAAAGTATGTCAAGATTCAGGAAGGCAAAGGAACAGACAAAACAAAGGTTGTAAAGAGTTTAGCGTTATTATGTAACACTTCACCCTTTATTGTAAAGAAAATGGCTTACACGGACTTATTAGAGATAATGAACATAATTAAAAAGATGATTGATACAGAGCCAACAAAAGATGATTTTAAAAAACTGTTTACGTTTAAAGGCGAAGAATATGGATTCTGTCCAAACCTTAGCAAACTTAGTACAGGTGAATACATTGATTTAGAGGCATACTGTAAAGAACCTATAGAGAACTTACATATTATAATGTCAATACTTTATAGACGTATTACAAACAAGGTAAATGAAAGATATGCAGTTGAGTCTTATGATCCTGAAGAATTTAAAGAAGAATTATTCAAGGACTGTCCAATGAATATAGCTTTGTCAAGTCTAGGTTTTTTTTTGACTTTAGGAGAAAGATTGGCGAAGATTTCGCACCGCTTTTTGGAAGCTCACAACACGACACCACAAAAGGCTTAACAATGCAAAGCAAGTGGGGTTGGTATAATGTTTTATATAGCTTATCCAATTCAATCTTAGACATTGAAAAAATAACTAGATTGCCCATATTAGAGGTACTAACATATTTGGCTTATAGTCAAGATTATAATAATAAACAAAAAAGTAACTATGATAACTTTTAGAAACGTAGTCGGATATTTAGAAACAATAGCATCAAAGCATTATGAGATTAATAGCTTTCACTCAGGATTGCTAGATGAAGTAGACATCAATAAACTTGGTGCTACTGATTACAATATTCTATATGCAGAGCCAGGAAGTGCTACAGTCAATCAAGGTGTTATGACTTACTCTTTTACTTTATATGTAATGGATATGATTAATGATGAAATTGGTGATGCACCTAATAAAGAAAGATTAGGACGTGTAGATACTTATTCAGAAACATTACAAATATTAAATGATGTAATAGCAGAATTTAAACACAGTCTAACTACACAATCTTGGGTTGATAGTCAAGTGGTTTTGCAATTGCCTATAACGTGTGAACCATTTACAGCTAGATTTAACAACTTACTTACAGGATGGAGTGCTACAATAAATGTAGATGTAAACAATAAGAATAATCTTTGTATTGCACCAATAATAGCTAACACATAATGGAGTTTAAAAATACCATACAATCACTACAGAAACTTGGCAACAATGTTGTTAAGGAAGGAAAAGGTATATTAAAGAAAAAGAAAAAGACAACTAGTGGCAATACATTATATAATGACTTTGACTATCTAGTTACTAACCAACAAGATTCTGTAACACTAGAATTTGAATTTGGTGGTGCTGAGGATTATTGGCAATTCGTTGATGAAGGTGTAAAAGGAGTAGGTGGTTTTAAAGGTTCAGGACGTGCTAGAGGACAAGGCAGTCCATTTAAATTTTCTAGCAAGATGCCACCAAGACAACCATTGATGCAATGGATTAAAAACAAACCACTAAAGGGAAGGGATAAGAAGGGACGATTTATAAAGCGTGAAAGTTTTGCTTTTTTAATACAGCGTTCTATATTCCAAAGAGGATTAGAAAGAACACAATTTTTTAGCAAACCATTTACAGAACAATTAAATAAACAAACTGATAACATAACTGAAGCGTTCGCAGATGATTTAGAATTAGCTTTAGAACAAATATAAATATATGTCTACAAATAATTTAAGTATCGTGCAAAGTCCTGTTGATTCAGGAGAAAAAGTGCCTGTTATAACTAATTGGAATCCTATGATTGGATTTATGATTTATAAAGATCAAAATATTTCTTCTTTATTCTTTTATAAAATAGGTTTAAAAGTATATTTAGGAAGTGACACTACAGGTACTCTATTAGCTTCATATAATCAAAGAAGAAACGGTTATAGTGTTGATGTTACAGCAGGTAAGGCACGTGCTTTTTTTGATATTAGAGATGTTGTAAACACTCAATTAGTAGACACAGTATTCGACCAAAATTTAGATGGTATTCCATTTAGCACAATCCATAAACTAGGTGATAATACTTATGAGAGTGGTGGCTCTGTAGCATACAAAATTTTTAGCGAAAATGGTAACAATAGTACAGCACAAACTCAAATTGCACAAGTTCACGTTAGAGCTTTCGATTCCTATGCAACAAGCACATCTAGTGCAGTCACCATTTTTACACCTTCTACTCCTGTATCTAATACTTCTTTTTATATGCAGAGTTCTTTAGATTTATTTAACGCAAGAGCAATAGCGTCAGGAGGTATAGACACAGACTATATTCAAGGTATTGCGTTCCAAAAATACTGTTTAGATGCTCAAAGTAAACTTTTTTTATCAGACAATCCTAGTATTGCAACTAATGACTATGCTGAAACTACATTTGACAAACCTGTAAACAAAGTTATGGATTCTGATTATCATACCATTGCATTTTTAAATGGTGAAACTGATTTTAATAGCAAAGCACACTCTATTATGGTAAAATATTATAGTAGTACAGGAACAACATTATCAACTTCACTTTTATACAATCAGGCTGCAGATGGTGGCGCTAATCCTATGACATCAGGTGGTGAAGTAAACACAAATGCAAGGAGACTTATATATTTTGGATGTGGGCCAGGAAATTTAGAGGGATTTGATACTGTTACATCAAAACCTTCAAATAACACGGGATGGGTAAATTATACTATAAGAGCTTTAGATTCAAGTGCCAATCCTATGTCGCAGGAAGTAGTATTTGTTAAACAAGATGAAAGTTGTAAAGGTTATACAACACGTAGACTAGCTTGGCGCAATAGCTTAGGTGCTTATGATTATCTTAATTTCACATTGAAGTCAACACAGACTATAGATGTTGAAAAAAATAAATACAATAAAATGATTGGAATATTTAACAAATCTAAATATCGTTATTCTAATTGGGACAAAGGTCAATCTATTAGGCAAACTACAGCAACAAAAAAAGAAACATTAAACACAGATTATATACGAGAAGAACAAGCAATACTAATTGAAAAGTTATTAATGTCTACAGATGTTTATGTGGTACAAAATACAAATAAATCAACTACTCAATCAGTAATAGTAACCGATAGCAGCTATATTAAAAAAACAGTTGCTAATGATAAATTAATTCAATACACGATAAATATTGAATACTCTAATAATGTAAATACAAATTCATAATGAAGGTTAGATTAGTAGCGTATCGAAAAGTTCCCATATTAACACAAGGACTACCGTCGGCAAATGTTTTAATATTACCTGGTGCTGTACAAACAATTTCTTTAAATAGCTTTCCTTCAGGTGATGCGACAGACTATTATACTCCAGGACAGAAATTATATACTTATGGCAGTACAACTTTTATAGGTGTGATTTTGGAAGTTACAGCAGCATCTATAGTTGTTAGTTGTAAGAATAATCATATTGGATCTTTTACTTTACAGATTGGAGATAAATTACAAGTAGCTAAGGACGTTACATTTGACTTAGATTTACAAGAAAACCCTAATGTGAGTTTAAACTTTCAATTCTCAGATATTAAAGAACCTGAATCACGAAAAGCAAGTTATTCACAAACATTTAAATTGCCATTTACAGATGCCAACAACGATTTCTTTCAAAATTGGTATAATGTTAATTTAGAAACTCTAGTTTTTAACACACATACGTTATTTGATGCTGTTTTATATGTAGGTACTGTACCTCAATTTGAAGGTTCTATACAGCTTAAATCAGTATATCTAAAAGCAGGACTATATGAAGTTGTGTTATTGTCTAATTCTATAAATTTATTTAATAGAATCGGAAATCAAAAACTTATAGATGCTTTTAATACAGACGAAAGAGAGGCTTGGCAATTTACATATAATTATCAAAATATAGGTTATTCTTGGGATGGCTCAACAGCACTATTTACAAATACAGCAGGAGTATCATTTAGGGATACAGATGCAAACGTACAAAAGGTTATGTTTCCAATGCAAGTTAACTCTCCTGATTTTTTATATCCAAAACCAGGAACAGGTGACAACACTTTTTTGCGTATGAATCAATCGACAGTAACGTCTTTTTTTGATGATGGTTATAATGTGCAAGATTATATGGTGCCTATTTATCAATTTAAACCTGCTATACAAATTAGGTCTTTAGTAAAACAGATACTATTTAAAAATGGATTTTCTTATAATTCTACTTTTTTAGACTCAGATTATTTTGGTCGGTTATTTATGACTACTTGCAATCATACAGGTAAACCTAGTTGCGAAGTATTAGTAACACCAGGTATGGTTGACGGTCAAGCTATTGCAGGTGCTAACGCAGAATGGCTGTCAATAAGTGTTCCTGCTTTCTCTTCTATAAATTGCAGTAATGGCTATGTGTCATATAGTAGTGGCAATCAAATGATTCAGGCTTGGAATTTAATGACTGTAAATCAAACTACGCCTATTAATTCAGGAGATGCGTTTCCTGTTGATACAGAAGGACTTTGGAATACGTCTTTAAACGCTTTTTTAAGAACAGACCCTAATATGGAATCTATTTATGTTGCTTCAACAGTTAGCACGTATAATGTTAGAGCCTGTTGGAATAATCAAGCTAAATTTGCATTTAGAGTAGTAGCTTGTAATTCCGCAGGAGTAGAAGATCCATCAACAGAATACTTTCCTTCTGATATTACTGCTATGTTAAATATAAACAGTCCAAATCAAAATACAGGATTTGAAAAGACGTGTGATATAACAAATGTCCCTTATGGTGATGGTAGTGGATTTAATTATGTTAGAATATACGTTAGATTAAAACACGTTGAGAAAAACAACAACAACAATGCAGGTACAATCAAATGGGGACAGAATGATTTATGGGGTACAGTTACAGGTTTAAAATCAGAAATGCGAGTTGTTTGGGATGGACTATATGATAACGTATATGGCAAGACAGTAGACACAATTAGTGGAATTGACCCTACTTTAACACAAAAGGCATTTTTAAAAGACATTATTCAAAGATTTAATTTAGTTATAGCAGTAGATAATGATAATCCTAATATTTTAAATATTGAGCCTTACAATGATTTTGTTAGTGGTGGCGAACAAAAATTTTGGTCTGATAAATTAGATACATCAAAAGAAATTATAGTTAAGGACACAACATCACTTCAAAAAGCTGTTGTAGAATATACCGACGCAGAAGATGAAGATTTAATGAATAAAACAATTAAAGATTTTGCACCCACTTTAAATGTATTTGGAAATTATAACAACTTAAATACCAACAATCAATTTGCACAGGGAGAATCAAAATACAAATCTATATTCTCACCTTATATAAATCAACAGGTGTTTGCAACTACTGAAGAACCATTAGAAACATTTATCCCGAGAATGGTTGTTCAATATGAATTTACCTATGAACAACAAGGTGCTAGTTATATTAATAGCTCTACAAAAACTAAACCAAAATTATATTATTATAGTGGCTCTAAAACTCAAATACTACCAGGAGGTGAACTAATCTATATGCACAGCGTTAATGATAGTTTGCCAGGCGGTGTAGAAGCTCACGGTTTTAACGATTATCCATTATGCAGTCCTTATGACCTTACAGTTGCAGGAACAGCAGAAGGATTTATTGGTATAAATACTAAATCATTATATTGGAGTCAGCAACCCCCACCCGCAGGAATAAGTCCTGTATTTAATTCAACTCCTGTAACATCAACTATTGTTGCTAATAGTTTATTCTATGCGTATTGGGAACAGTTTTATAATTTAGTGTATAACAAAAACACTAAGATTGTAGAATGTCATTTATACTTAAATGAAGTAGATATTTTTAATTTTAAATTTAATGATGAGATATTTATAAAAGACTCTTATTATAGAATCCTAGACATTAAAAACTATCAAGTAGGTCAAAAAGTTAGCTCGAAGGTGACACTAATAACTCAAGACGATATGTTTGTAGGCACCTGTTTAGATTGTGACTTTGTCTTGGGTAGCTTTGCAAATAGCAATACTTATGGAGGTCGTTTTGTTTGGTGTCCTGATACTGACCCAAACTGTGTACCATATTTAAATCTAAATACTGACGGAACTTCATTTATAGGCGCACAAACTAGTCCTGAGTGTTGCGAATGTCAAGGAGGATGGTTTTTTCCAATTCCAACAACTTTAATTATAGGCGGTCAAACATATTTTAGTCAATGGACTCCAGGAAATGGTGTGTGTATAGCTAATATTGGAAGTTTGCCAATACAACTTGCTGACATATATCGAGTGCGTAACATAATGAATCGTCCAGGAATAAAAAATTATATTGGCTTGGTATTGGGTGGTTATGCAAAGTCACTAAGCACAGGAACAAACCGAAATAAATTCTCTTATAATATTCTGCCTGAATTTGGTGATGATATAAAAATACAATACTCAGGAAAGAAAGGTAATATAGGTCAACTTGTAGGGGAAAGTCATAGAATGGTATTACTAGGAAAAACAACAGGAAATACTAAAAGCTATGCGTATATTAATGGCTCAGAACATATAGCGACACTAACTATTCCTATTAGTAGTATTGTAAATGTTCAAGTAAAAGGGATATGTACTGTTGTAGGTGGTTATAATACGACACATCCTATTGGCGCAACAGAAGCGTTTGCATATTATACAGCTTTTAAATCTACTTTAGAAGATGGGATTGTTCAGCTAGGTACAGCAAAAGGTTCGCGTGAATATGGAATAACAGATAACGGTTTAAGCTCAACGTGTTCATTAGATATGGACAGCTATCAAGACTATATTAGATTTGGATTACAAGATTCAGTTTCAGATACTAGAAGGGTTTGGCAGATAACTGTAGACTATGATATTACATTAGTGCCTAATTTAGAAAGTAGAGTAGACCAAAACGATGCTCAATATCAGAATTATAAATTTATAGAATTACAAAACGGACAACGATTACAATGGAACTAAAAAAATATATAGAAAATACAAGCAAGTTAATTATACCTAGTATAGACCACTTGCAATTAATAGAATACAAAGACAAAGAATTAGATTTTGCTTATGGTATAGAACAATACCATACAAGCATACGTAGAATGTTTAAACAATTATTTAGAATAATATGGCGGTAAAAAAAACAATAACATTAGAAGTAGATGCAGAGGGCGGAATTAGACAAGTTGATGAATTAAAACAAGGCGTTAAAGATACTAACAAAGCTGCTGAAGATTCTAAATCTAGCTTCGGTAAAATGAAAAGTGGTGTCGGTGCTGTAGGTACAGCCTTTAAAGCATTAGGTATAGGTTTAATAGTAGCAGCGTTTGCCAAATTAGCTGAGATGCTAGGACAAAACCAAGTTGTAATGGACAAGCTATCGGTGATTAGTGAAACTGTAAATGCAGTTTTTCAAAAGTTAATACAGACAGCAATACAAGTTGGTGAAAAATTAACAGGAGCTTTTACAAACCCGAAAGATGCTTTAAAAAGTTTTTGGGAAGCGTTAAAAGAAAATGTAGTTAATAGAATTGAGGGTTTATTTGATTTATTCGGTGCTTTAGGAAATGTTATAAAAGGAGTTTTTACAAGGGACTTAGAATTAATGAAAAGCGCAGCACAAGATGCAGGAAATGCCTTTATACAGCTTAACACAGGACTTGACGAAGTGCAACGAAATAAAATAGCTGAAAATCTTAAAAACACAAGAGAAGAAATAAAAAATACTGTTAATGAAGCTAATGCGTATGCTAAAGCTTTAATATCGTTAAGAAATGAAGTAAAATTAGCAGAAGCAAATCAAAGGCAATTACAATTAACTTACCAAAAAGATGCTGAGTTACAAAGACAAATTCGTGATGACATTAGCTTAACATTTGAAGAACGTATTGCAGCCAATGAAGAATTAGGAAGAATACTAGACGAACAATTTGCAGAAGAACAAGCGTTAGCACAAAAGAAAATTGATTTAGCACAAATGGAACTAAATCAAAATAAAGGAAATATAGATTTACAAGTTGCATTAATAAACGCTAAAACAGAACTAGCAGACTTAGACGAAAGAATTACAGGACAACGATCTGAACAATTAACAAACTTAAAAGCATTAGAGAAAGAACAAGCAGATGCAATACAAGCAGGAATTGATGCAGAAAATAAAAGGTTAGCAGATATTGAAGCAGCAAATCAAGCAGAATTAGAATTAGCTAGAAAAAAAGCTGAAGAATTAAAAGCAATAGAAGATAAGGCAGCAGCTGATGCTCTAGCAATACAACAAGCTAAAATAAATGCAGATAAAGCACTTAGAGTAGGTGCAGCAAAAAGCATATTAAGTAGTATAGGGCAACTTGCAGGTGAAGGTACTAAAACTGCAAAAGCAGCAGCATTAGCAGGTATTTTAATAGATACTGCAAAAGGTGTTTCAGGTGCTATAGCAGCAGGTGCAGGATTACCATTCCCTCTTAACTTAGGTGCAATAGCAACAGGTGTAGCATCTGTATTAGCAGGAATCGCAAACGCTAAATCTGTATTGAAAAAAGTTGGCGGTGGTGGCGGTGGTGGCGGTGACACTAGCGTTAGCGTACCAACAGGAGGAGGTGCAGCAAGTGGTTTAGGTGGTGAATCATTATTGCCTAATATGGAGGCAGTAGACCAACCAACACTTGGAGCGCAACAACCTACACAAGCATTTGTAGTAGAAAATGATATTAGCAATGCTCAAGCATTACAGCAAGAATTAGACTTGCAGAGTACATTATAAACAAAATAGACAACTTTATATTTATTAGTATATGAAAAAGAAAAAACTAATTGAACTAATCATAGACGAAACAGCAGACCACTTTGGTGTAGATGCTATTTCCGTTGTTAAATTTCCTGCCATTGAAGAAAATTTTGTTTTCTTTAATAATGACTTTTTAAGTCTAGCAAAAGCAGATGAAGAAAAGAAACAATTAATCGGTGCAATATTAATACCTGAGAAACGTATTCCAAGACTAGACAAAGAAACTAACGAAGAATACGATGTTTACTTTACTAAAGAAACTATAAAACAAGCACAGAAGCTATTTATGTCTAGTTTAAACAACAATAACCATACGCTAGAACACAAAGAGCCAATACAAGGATTAACTGTTGTAGAATCGTGGATTAAAGAAGATAAGAAATACGACAAATCTAATATGTATGGCTTTAATGGTTTGCCTGTTGGAACTTGGTTCGTTCAAGTATCAGCAGAAAACAATCCTGAGATTTGGGATGCTATAAAGAATAAAGAGGTAAGAGGATTTTCTATTGAAGGTTATTTTACGGATAAACTAATTGAAGCATCTAAGAAAGTAGATATACTAGATGAAGTTTGTGAGGATTGTCCTGATGAAGTTATGATGGGAAAAATTAAAGACGTTATTCTACAAAATGAATTACAACCTGTAGGTGCATTAGACGGTGAGCCATTATTTAGAACTAAAGAGGAAGCTGAACTATACGCTGAAATGTTTAAAGGTTGTTCAGGTAGTCATCCTCACAGCGTAGATGGTATTAAATTATTTATGCCTTGTGCAGACCATTCATCAGCTACAATGCGAGAAGAACACGCAGATACAAAAAGAAAGAAACGCAAACGTAAATATAAAATGCTAGAATACATTGCTTATGCTAAACGTAAAGCTATGTTAAAGTATTCTTGGGATGATTGTATGCGTGACCAAATGAAAGAATATGGCAATAAAGAAACTGCTGCAAAAGTCTGTGCTGCAATAAAAAATAAGACAGTAAAATACTAAAAGAAATAAACAATACTAACGCCTTTATATTTATAAATGTTATGAGTACACTAGAAAAAATTTTAAATATCTTAAAAATGAAAAATGAACCTAAATCTTATAGCGTAAAAATGTACGCTGAAATGAAATTAGATGACGGTCGTATTCTTGCTACAGAAGATGAGCAGTTTATGATTGGGTCTAAAGTATTTGCTGTCGGTGATGACGGTGAAGCTAATCCATTAGAAGCGGGAAGCTACACTATGGAAAATGGTAATAAAATGACAATTGGTGATTCTTCTGAAATCTTAGACCTAGGTGAAGAAAAAGAAGCTGAGGACGTTGAAGCATCTGAGGAAGAACTTTCTGAGGAAGTAGAATCTAAAGAAGAAGAACTAGCTGAAGAAGCTGACGTTGCTGATTGGAAAGGAATGGAAATTAGAATTAAGAATCTTGAAGATGCTGTTGCAGACCTTAAAGCAGACAAAGTTGAAGCATCTGCTGAGGAAGAATTATCAGCTGAAGAACAACCTGTTGAAGATGACAAAACGGAAATGAGTTCAGAAGTTATGGGGGAACTTATGACACAAATAGAAGAACTTAAAGGTAAAATAGTAGAACTAAGTGGCGAACCTGCTACGGAAGGTATTTCATACAATCCTGAAGGTCAAAACTTTAACTCTACTGTTGATTTAAAAAAACTGTCTACTAAAGAAAGGGCAGCATATTACATTAATACTAAATAATAAATAAAAATGGCAAAAAATAAATATAATTTAAGTAAAGATTATCAGTTTGACATAACCGTGACTGATAACACCTATGCAGGTAAATTAGCATTGCCTTATGTTACTGCTGCTGTAAAGTCACCTGACACTATAGCAAAAGGTTACGTGAGAACAATAGACGGTTTAAATTCAAAAGCTGTAATTTCTAACTTAGGTGTTAGTGATCCTGTAGTTGCTGCGGCTTGTTCATTCTCATCAGGTAATGATACATCATTGACTGAGCAAGTTTTAACATTAACTGATATGAAAGTTAATGAAGAAATATGTCGAGGTACTGTATTCCCTACGTGGATTGGTGAAAATATGGACAGAAACGGAAACTTACCAGGAACATTTGAGGACTTTTTATTATCAGCAGTTGCAGGAAAAGCAGGTGCGCATATTGAAAATATGATTTGGAAAGGTTCTTCTCCATTTGGAACAGGTTTCTTATCTAATGACGGAACGCAAGATGAAGCAGGTGCAGACGCAAGTCAATTAAAAGACTTCACAGAAGTTGATTTTGCAAATGCTCTAGCTGCAGCAGACATCTTAACTGATATGGCTTCAGTATATGATGCAGCAGTTGGTATTGCAGGTTTGACATCTAAACCAGGCTTTGGTTTCTATATGAACTCTAAAACTTATGCTTTCTTAATTCAGGCATTAGCGAACGCAGGTTCTAATCAAGGTATCAACAGCTTAGGTGTAGCACAATCATTTGAAGGTATTACTTACTTCGGATACCCGATTTACGTTTGTCCAGGTATGTTTGATGATGTTATTGTTGCAACTTATAGAGAAAACCTAGTATTTGGAACTAACCTAGCTACTGATTGGACTGAGGCAAGAGTTATACCAACTTATCAATTTGATGGTTCTGATAATGTTAGAATCGTTATGAACTTTGCATTAGGAGTACAATGTGCAGTTGCTGCTGATGGAGTTTATGGTTCAACTGTTTGGACTTAATAGATACTTTAAAAATGGGGAGTTGAAATATACTCCCCTTTTATTAACTTTTAATAATAATAAAAATGGCTTGTAATTTAACACTCGGAAGAAACGTAGACTGTAAAGACAGTATTGGGGGACTTAAAATGATATATATACTACCTAATTTTTGTAGTAATATAGAATCTTCTGCTACAATAGCTGACTTAGAAATGACAGATGCAGATTTTGCAGATTGGGACACTTATGGTACTCCTACATCATCAAAACAAACTTTATTGCAGTATGATTTAAGACCTGATGTTAGCTCTATGACTGTAAACTTTACTAGTGATCCTGCAACAGGCACAACGTTTTTCAATCAAACTTTGTCAATAACTTTACAAAAGATTGACCACGATACTACAAATCAGCTTAGATTAGCTGCATATAATAGAAGTCAAATATTTGTTCGTGATTATATGGACAATATATTCCTATTAGGAATGAATGGTGGTGTAAATGTAACAGGGGGTACTATGGTAACAGGCGCAGCAAAAGGTGATTTGTCAGGATATACTTTAGAATTTAGTGCAGACGAAAAACTGCCACCGATTCAAGTAAAACCTACTCTAGGTCCTACAACAGCAGATTATCCTTGGGATCAGCTTACAGACAAAGCCGATATTGCATTTGTAACAGGTACATAATCGTTACTCTTCTTAAAAAGAAAAAGGGGTTTTTTACCCCTTTTTTTGTACACTAAAAAACAATATCTTAACTTTTATATTTATAATAAACTACTATGACTTGGAAATTAAAAAAAGAATGGGAAGGTAAAAGCATTGACACTATCAATATCCCATTAAATGACTTAACACAAAAGCAAATTAAATCGCTTAAGGAAAAGGTTAGAAATAATTTATTTGTAGAAGAAACTAAAAAGAAAAATAAAAATGTCTGAAAAAGAAAATAAAGAGGTGTGGGTATATATTGGAGTATGTGCAGATACAGGAGAAATACTTAAAGGAAGAATAAAGTAAAATATGATACAATCAATTGTAAATAGACAAACAACTACGACATTTACTAATGGGGTGGTTTTTTACTTAAATTTAGCTGATAAAATTGTAGGAACACCAACTTTTGGAAGTACAACTATTGGTGATAATACTTTTTATTTCCTTACTTCTCCATTTTTTTTAATTAAATTGGAAAGTCAATTTACAGGAAAAACAAAAATATTTACTAGACCTGATTATGCAAGTCTTGGCACAAATGTAAATACATATGATAGGTCAATACAAATGGCATATAAATATAGTATGAATCCCAATTCAACTGAAGATTTAAGTGAATCAGAAATTTTAGTTGGAACAGATGAATTTCCTTTAGGATTATATAATTTGACAATATATCAAATAGATTCATCAGGTGAACTTGATCCTGCTAATGCAACAGCAACACTATATAGTGGTTTGTTAAATATGAAAGCCTCTGCTGCAACTACAGGTACAGACAATTTTGAATCAGTTCAATACACAGAATATACAAATAACGACTCAGAAAATGAAAGCGTTTATTTAACCAATTAATTATGAAATTAGATTTAATTAAATTATCACATTACAATATTCCTCATTTAGTAGAGAACTCAAGAAATGATTGGATTTCTTTTGGTGAGGACAATCTATATCCTAATTACTTACTAGAATTATTTTTAGGTAGTGCTATTAATGGTGCTTTAATTAAGTCTATAGGTGCAATGATATACGGTGAAGGATTAGCTGCTACAAATGCAGATGAAACTACAGACACAAAAGAATCTTATTTGCGATTAACAGAACTATTACACAATTCAGATGATGATGTGCTAAAAGACCTGGCAATGGACTTAAAGCTATTCGGTGGTTGTTATGTTAATGTTATATGGTCTAGGGATAGGTCAAAGATTGCTAAAATGAAACACATACCTGCTCAATACATTCGGTCAGGTAAAATGATTGACGGTGAAATAGAAAACTACTATTATAGTGCTGATTGGTCGAAAGTAAAGAAGTCACAATTTAAACCACGTGCTTATGCAGCTTTCAATACTGAAGATAGAACACAAGCAAGTCAAATCTTAATGATTAGAGATAAAAACCCTGCTTTATTCTATGGCTTTGCTCCTGATTATGTAGCTGCAACGGATTGGATTCAAATGGAATTAGAGATTGCTCAATTTCACCTATCTAATATAACGTCAGGAATGACTCCTAGTATGCACGTTGGATTCTCTAATGGAGTGCCTACAGATGAGGAACGTAGAACTATAGAAAGACAATTAAACGCTAAATTTGCAGGTAGTGGCAACGCAGGAAAGATTCTCATTACTTTTAATGACGGAAAAGAAACAGCACCTATTATAGAACCTATACAAATGAATGATGCACAAAGTGCTTGGGAAGGTATGTCAAAACAGGCAGTAAATCAAATTTTAGCAGGTCATAGAGTTACGTCACCAATATTATTTGGTATTAGAGCAGAAGGTGGTGGTTTAGGAAATAATGCAGACGAATTACGTGATGCCTTTAGTTTATTTTCAAATACTGTGGTTATTCCATTCCAAAACACGCTTTTAAAGGGTTTAGAGAAGATATTTAGGGTTAATGATATAAACCTTGATTTATACTTTAAATCGCTTAAACCTGCTGATTTCATTGATTTAGAAGTTACTAAGACACAATCAGAAGAAGATCAAGAAAAAGAAGGTGTTACAAAAGAGGACATAAACACTGAGGATTTGGTTGAAATGTCTGACGATGACATGAATAATATGCTTGAATACTTGGGAGGTGAGCAAATAGATTTGGACAAATGGGAAGTTGTAGATGAACAAGACGAGGGATTAATTGAGGATTATCAAGAATGGGCAGATAGTCTAATAAAGCATTTAGATAAAAAAGAATTTGCTGATGAAATAACAGCAAAACCTGATGGTTTTAGCTATTTAGATAAATCATATTATAAAGTTAGGTTTAAATACTTTAAGAAAAGTAAAAGAACAAGAACACCAAATGGTAAAAATCCTATTGGCAAATCAAGAACATTTTGCAAAAATATGATGCGTCTAGCAGGTCAAGGAACAGTATATAGAATTGAAGATATAGACAAGGCAAGTCGTGAAGGTGTTAATCAACAATTTGGACATAAAGGGCGAAAATATGACCTTTTTAAATACAAAGGCGGGGTTTACTGTACCCATGCTTTTTCTGCTGTTCTTTACAGGTTAAAAGCTAATACAGAATTAGTAGAAGGTCAACCATTAGAAGATTATAAAAAAGTTTCATCTATACCAAAAACTTATGAACCAAAACCAAGAGGCATAAAAGAATCAAAAGAGGCAGCTAATAGAGGCAATAATTGGTGGAAATATCCAGGAGCAAAAAATTAAAATATGGCAGTACAATACACATTTACAAGCGCAACAGGTATCACTTCTAGTAGTGCATACCATAAAATTTATAAAATAGTTTATAATGTAAAACTATCAAATACAGCAAAAGTTTATGCAGAAGTTTTTCACGATTCTTCAGCTAGAAATTCAAATAAAGTGCCGATTGATGTTGTAGAGTTTGATTTTGCCATGACAGTAGGCGAGAGAGATGATAACTTGGTGAAACAAGCATATACTGCTATGAAAACAAAAACTAAAGTTAAAGACAGTAGAGGTAAAAATATATCATTAGATTATACGCATAGAGATGTGCAAGATGTTTAAATAATTAAAATATGGCTATACAACACACATTATTTATATCAGCAACAAGATTAAAAAAAGATACAGCATTAGGTGGCTCAGTAGATGATAACCTTATAATGCCTTATATACTACTAGCACAGGATATGAATATACTGCCTGTACTTGGAACTGATTTATATGAAGCACTAAAAACTAAAATACAAGGTAGCTCACTTACAGGTGATTATAAAACTTTAATGGAAACATATATACAACCTGCATTAGTGCAATTTTCTTTTGCTCAATTAGCACCTTATTTAAGGTTAAGATTCGTAAATAATGCAGTTGTAGTTATGGGTGCAACAGAACAATCTTCTAGTGCAACGTATGATGATATAAAACCTTTAATGGACACAGCTACAGATGCAGCACAGTTTTACAGACAAAGATTGATTGATTACTTAACTGATAAAGGTAGTAGTGCATTCCCTGAATATGCTAGTAATAGTGATGCAGGAGAAATGAGTCCGACAGTACGTAACTATTATGCAGGATTGAATTTAGATGTAGCACCATTAAGCAATAGAATGAAAAGTTTTTTACAAGGAGCAAATATTACTACGTATGACTGTTAAAAGACGTACATATCCTAGTAGCTTAGAGAACTTTAAAAAGCTAAAAAATTATATTAAAAAATTAAACAATGGCAGGACAAAGACTAACCGACAAGACAGCACTAGACCAACAGGCAGGTAGTGGTGATTTATTAATGGTGGTGGACGTAAATGACACTACAGGATCAGCAGAGGGAACATCCAAAAAAACGGATTTCAAGTATGTTATGCAAACAGATAAAATAAGTGTTTCTAATGCTGAAGTTCAAGCACTTAGTAGCACACCAAAAACATTAGTGGGTGCATTAAGTGGTTACTATATTAATGTTTTTCAAGTAACATTTTTTTGTACTTATGCTGCATCAACAGAATCATCAAGCAAAGATGTGATATTAAAGTATGACACCACATCGGGTGGACAATTTGTTAATCTGAGAGATTTTATGAACACCAAAACTACCGACATTACTTTTATAGCGAATGGTACGCCTGGTTCAGCAGGGGTTTGTGATATATCTATTATAAATAAACCTTTTTTAATGACTGCAAGTGGTGCATTTAATGGTGGTTGGTCTGTGGACGTTTATGTTACTTACAATTATGTAAAAGTATTATGATAAAATATCTATTAATATTACTTCCCTTTTTAGGATTTAGTCAAGGTGACTTTTTTAAGTATGCTACATTTTATACTTCTATGAGTATGAATACAAGTATGGTTGAGAATCAAAACTATATAGCTATTTCTAAAGGTTATGAGGATGTCACTAAAGTTAATCCGTATGATTACAATTTAACTCTAGGCGTGAGAAAAATCGCCAGGATGGATTATGAATTTAAAGATAAGAGATTTTTTTATGGTACTGAGAAAAATGTTAGTGATAATGTTACTATTGGCAATAGCATTGGTTGGGAGTATTTATTTAATTATTCATTTATCCGTAATCGTGGTGACAAGTTTACTAACCAAGATTTTTGGCTAAGATATTTAGGAAATAAATGTGTAACTAAAATACAATTAAAAAATGATGAAAGACGTAATATGGAATTTATATCGTTTGACACAAGATATAGATTACAAAAAGGCAACTTTGATTTTACAATGGGTGGTATGGTGCGTCAGCATCCTGTTTATCACATCCTTCCTATCCAAGACTTTTGGGTAAGTGGTGAAAGCACATTTAACGATTTAGCAGAAGATTTTGGATACTCAACACAATATGTTCAAGGTGATTGGCATTGGTTTAATAACAGCGAATTAATAGCAACATCAAATGATGAGTTCTACAAGCATTATTTTGGTCAAGCTATAGCAAACTATAACCAAGAGCAATTAGATGCGCTAGGTAGCGTTTATGAGCTTTCTATGGCTATTGGAGTGGCATATTATAAATATCACAACAATGCTTGGCTACATACTTGGGTAAATGTGATGCCTTTACACTATGGATTGAGTGATTATAGTTTTGAGTATGATGGAACGGGATTAGACCTTGATGCAGGGATTGTAGCAGGATTAAGAGTTACTAAGCATCTAGGTTTATTTGTAGAAGGTACATATTTAAACTATTGGGAAAAGCCAATATATGAGTGCAAGTTTGGATTTAACTATTTAATATTTTAACAATGAACAGACTAATTACATTACTATTTATAACATCATTTTCTTTTGGACAAGGTTATGACTTTCAACAACTATGCTTAGACTGTGTTGCTCAGAATGGTTTCTATTGTGGTGATGACCCTTCTAATTGGACTCAATATGCACCTAATGGTTGTGTTCCTAATGGGCAAGATGATTTGTTTTATCTTAATGATGGTTGGGACGATTGCGCAGATGGAAGTGATGAACAAGAAACAGAACCTACATCTATATTAGATTGTGCGCCACCAATAATAGATTGCGACACGATATTCGAAATAGAATACATTTATGAAACAGTTATTGAATATGTAGATGTTATCATTTACGATACAATAATAGAAACACAATACATATATAATACAGATACAGTATATGCAGATGTTTTAGATACTATGTTTATAGACGTTATAGAGTATGTTGAAATATTTACACCAGAATATATTGATTGCGTAACAGGATTGCCTTGTAATACAGGTATAGAAGAAGTTATAGATAAATTAAAGAATACAGGTTTAATGTACAACCTTAATGGTCAGCACATTAGAAAACCTGAAGGTATATATATAGAAAATGGTAAAATTAAAAAAGTATTATAATGAATATATTTAAAGACGATAACAATTGGAATGAGAAAGCAATAATTGGTTTTGTTGCTTTTGTAATAATGTGTATAATAATGATAGCTGATTTGCTTACAGGGTGGATTGGAAAAGACTTAGTTATAAATGAATTTGTTTATGATTCATTTGTATGGGTTGTACTTGGTTGTTTTGGAATTAGTGGAGTAGAAAAGTTTTCAGGTAAAAAATGTGATAAATCTTGTAAATAATGAAAGAACTTTCAGAAGATTCAAAGTTTGAAATTAGTCTAAAAACATTAGGCGGAATTGGTGTTTTAATAGCAACGCTAGTAGGTATGTGGTTTACTCTTAATGCTTCAATAGATGAAGCTAAGTTGTTGCCATTACCACCTGAGCCAGAAGTTACTAAGATGGAATTTGATATGAAAGACAGAATGATCCGTCAAACTATTATGACGACACAGGAAGATGTCACAGAAATAAAAGAGGATATTAAATATCTTAGAGATAAAATAGATCAATTACAATGACATTTACAGACTTAATATATATTTTAATTACTGTCTTATTTTTTATAATAGGAGTAGCAACAGGACAAGAGTTTATAAACGAATCTAATTTTGAAGATAAGATTGCAAAAGATATTGTAGCTGTAGAGTTTTGGGTTGGTTGGAATGAGTCTAACGAATTTACAGAAATAGTTAAATTAAATGACTGTGAAAAGTATAGAGTAGACATAGGAAGATTCCCAAGCATACAAAATAAGTATAATGTGACTTGTATTCCTACTGTTATTGTATTTGAAAGCGGAGAAGAAAAGGATAGATTTAAAGCAAATATTATGTTTCAATTAGATGCAACAAAAAAGGACGTGCAAAAAAGCATAGACAATTTGATGTTGGCAAAATTTGAATAATGAGAATAAGTAAAAATTTTACACTAGCAGAACTTACTAAAAGTAATACAGCAACAAGGCTTGGCATTTCGAACGTACCCGACAAGGAAGGAATCCATAAACTCAGACTATTAGCCACCGAACTTTTACAACCACTCAGGAATGCAGTTGGTCCTTTAAGAGTTACAAGTGGCTATAGGTCTGAAAGCCTTAACAAAGCAATAGGGGGTAGTTTTAAACTTGATGAAGATGGAAACTATGTTGCACTATCTCAGCATTGTAAATGTGAAGCTGTGGACTTGCAGTTTGTAAAGCGTGGTAGTATGGACAATATGAGAATTTTTAATGCTATTATAAATAGAGCTTTAGAATTTGACCAAATTATACTAGAGTTTGGAGGTGCAACAGCAGACAAGGACAGCAACAATCCTGATTGGATTCATGTAAGTTGGAAGGTTACAGGAAATAGAAGGCAGATTCTAGTTGCTTATAAAGATGAAAACAACAGGACTAAATACAGACCTAAAAAGAATTATTATTCAGTATGAGTATAATAGGTAAAATACTAAATGGCAATGTATTAAAGGATGTTAATAACATTGTTGATACGTTACATACAAGTCCTGTCGAGAAAAAAGAAATAAAACTTAAATTTAAACAACTTTTAGCTGATGCTGAAAGTAAAGCACAAGAACAAGTTACGAGAAGATGGGAAGCTGATAGTAAGGCGGGGTGGTTACCTGCTAATATTAGACCACTAACTCTAGCTTTTTTAACTATGATATTTGTAATAATATCTTTTTTTGATGGTAATGTAGGCAGTTTTAAAATGAATGCTATTTACGTTCCTGTCTATCAAACACTAATGATGGTTGTATATTCTGCATATTTTGCAGGACGAAGTATAGAAAAAATTAAAAAGAAATAAAACAATTAAAAGAATATCGGTTACGCTTAACAAAGTCTGAACACGACTTAATAAAAAATATACGCCAATCCGAAGGTGATGGCTTGAATAACGTCCTAGTTATTGGCGACCTTCACGAACCCTTTTCACTTGATAAATACCTAGAATTTTGTATAGCTAAATATGATGACTTTGATTGTACAGAAGTTGTATTTATTGGTGATGTAATTGACAATCATTATAGCTCTTATCACGAAACATCAGCAGACGGATTAGGTGGTGCTGATGAATTAGAGTTTGCAATCAAAAGAATAGCACGTTGGTACAAAGCATTTCCTAAAGCAACTGTAATAATCGGTAATCACGATCGTATGGTTATGCGTAAAGCACAAACATCAGCAATACCTAGTAAGTGGATTAAAAGCTATAAAGAAGTCTTAGAAGTGCCGAATTGGAATTTTGTAGAACGATATGTAAAAGATGATGTACAATATTTACATGGAGAAGGGGGTACTGCACGTAGTAAGTGCAAAAGTGATATGATGAATACAGTACAAGGACATTTGCACACACAGGCATATACAGAACATTATGTAGGTCAAAATTTTAGAATCTATGGTTGCCAAGTAGCTTCGGGCATAAACTTTTCCAAATATAGCTTTGCATATGCTAAGGCAGGAAAAAAACCTGCTATTGGTTGTGCTGTAATTTTGAATAATGGAAAATTACCTATAAATTTACTAATGGAATTATGAGTGAAAATAAACACATATA